ATGCACCAAAACACACCAACAGAAAAAACCACTGAAAACCAGCAGTTACGCACCACCGGCGGCTATAAGAACCTTAACCGTTTCTCCGTGGCACCGATGCTGGATGGGATTTACTGTTCATAAATATCAATAAGATATGATTTTGTGGAGTGCTATTGGTGTGCTGAACTGAGATGCAAAGTTTTAATTACAAAAACCATAAAGTATAATGTATTAAATTACCTGATGATTATACGGAGCCTATAATGGGGTTGATGTTGTTGGATGGGTTACGGGATATCCTGTAAGTACACCCGTTTCAGTTCCACACACTTTTTGAGATTTCGTTATTTTCAGCTAATAACCGGTATTCTTCCGGTGTCAGATTATTCAGGGATTCATGCGGACGCTCCCGGTTATATTCCCTCAGCCAGTGTTCCGTGATCTCCCGTACTTCATTCAGTGTCCGGAACAGATAAAAATCCAGTATTTCGGTCCGGTATGTCCGGTTAAAACGTTCGATAAAGGCATTCTGAGTCGGTTTACCCGGTTTAATAAACTCCAGTATCACGCCATGCTCTTCCGCCCAGTGTGCGAGTGTCAGTGATATAAGCTCCGGACCATTATCCATCCGCATTTTCACCGGGTATCCGCGTGTTGCAACTATTCTGTCCAATACCCGGACAACACGTTGGGCCGGGATATTCAGATCAATTTCTATCGCCAGGGCTTCACGATTAAAATCATCCACGATATTGAACGTCCGGAAACGCCTGCCACAGATCAGCGCATCATGCATAAAATCAACCGACCAGCTCTGATTCAGTGCTTCCGGCGTTGCCAGTGGTACCGGATTACGCACAGGCAGACGTTGTTTGCCTTTACGGCGAAAGTTCAGCTTCAGCAGACAATAGATCCGGTGAACGCGCTTATGATTCCACCCGTTACCCTGCCTGCGCAGGATCTGAAACAGCTTTTTAAACCCGTAACGGGGATAACGTTCTGCCGCCTCTGTCAGCGCCTGTATCACCGGTTCATCCCGCCGGGTATCCGGTTTGTAAAAATACACCGTTCTGCTCAGCGATAAGGCCCGGCAGGCGTGACGGATGCTCATCGAATACTGTTCGATAAGATAGCTGACAAGCTCCCGCTTTACCGCTGTTTTTAAAGCTTTTTTTCGATAACATCCTTCAGAGCCCGGCACTCAAGACTCAGGTCAGCAAACATCTGTTTTAAACGCCGGTTTTCTTCCTCAAGATCTTTTAATTTTTTAATATCAGACGCTTCCATTCCGCCGTATTTGGCTTTCCAGTTATAGTAGCTGGCTTCGGATATACCGGCTTCACGGCAGACATCTTTGACTGTCCGTCCGGCTTCGACGGATTTCAGAACGGCGATAATCTGATGTTCAGTAAATCGGGCTTTGCGCATAGCGATCTCCTCAGAATACATATCAGTATGGATGAAGATCTCTGAAAGTGAATGGGACTTTTTTCCGGGATACTTACATATTGACTGCACCACCCTGAAAGATACCAACAAACAGTCGATTTCCGATCTGCCGGAAGGGCCTGAAAAATCACTAGGGTTTATTGATGATCCCGGCAATGCTGATTTCGCCGCGTTTCTCAATGCTGCCGAGCAGCGTAAGACCGTGCAGTTTTATTTTGCACTGCCGAACGGGCGTACAGCGACAATGATCCTCGCGTTGTCAGGCTGGGAAATGAACGACATCAGCGCCCCAGCCAGTGAGGTGATCCAGATTACCGTGAAAGGTAAGCAGAACAACATCACCTGGGGAACCACCACTGTCACACTACCAACAGGAGACGGAGAATAATGAATCTTAAATCAGCCCTGTTAAAACCGGATTCACACACGGAAAAACACACACTCTTCGGTACAGAAGTTTATCTGCGGCGTCTCACTGTCGGGGAGCTTGACCGCTACGAAAAAGAGCGCAAGGCTGCCTTTGATGCCGGTGATTATTCCGGGGTCACCCTTGCGGGGGCCGGTCTGATTTTGTCAGCTATCTGTGATGAGAACGGAACCCCGATCAGTGCGGAAAATCTGCCGACGGCAGAAGAACTTATTGATGCACACAGTAATCCTGTTTTTGTGGATGCAATGAATACCCTGCAAAAATATTGCTACGGGACCATTGAGGACGCGAAAAAAAACTGACGGACTCACCCCGCCTCTATCTGTTATTTCAGCTGGCAGACCGGTGGGGGGAACCTGACCCCCGGAAACTGGCTGACATGCCCGCCGATCTGCTCAATCACTGGCGGGCTTTTTTTATGCTGGAAGAGGAGGCTGCGGGTGAGGCCGGGGAAAACACAGTGGTACCAACGGTATCACCGGATATCAGCACGCAGTGCAATGATGTAATGAGGATCTTAAATGGCTGACGTTGCAAGTTTAGCGGTTGCGTTACACCTCAACGCAGCCAGTTTTAAGTCTGATGTGGAGGATGCCTATAACAGTGCATCCGCCAGCTCAAAAAAATTCACACAAAATATCGGCAGGGAGTCGGCTAAAACGGCCGAACAGATTTCTCAGGTTTCAACTGAGGCTCAGCGGGCAGGTAACAGTATTGCGCGAATGAGTAACACCGGAGCTAAAGGCGGGTTCGCACACTTACGGACATCGCTGACCAATATTTCATCCGGCGCGAATGTCGCCGGCTCATCTATTCTCAGTGCCTTTATTCCGGCACTGGAACGGGCCGCCAATGACGTTGATCGCCTTAAAATGTCTATGGGCGAGAAGCGGCAGATGGATATTGCTGCTGCAAATGACGCAGTAAAAGTCGCTGAAAGCCACATTAAACAGGCTAACAGCGCCAAAGAAGCAGCAATGCAGCAGATGAAAATGGGCCATAAAATGCGCGAGTCTGCCAGGTATCAGCGTGAACTGGCAATGGTGCAGAATGCCCATATGGAAAAAATACGGGAAGTTAACCTCGCAAACGGTATGTCCGCCGATGCAATAGACAAGCAATACAGCAAAGAGCGGGCGATCAATGACAGAAAGATAGCGAATGCAAACGCCCTGGCAGAAAAAGCCAGGGATCGTCTCAGATCCGGCTCGGCAGCGCTGGCCGCTGCGGAAGCTGACGAGGCACTGGGTAAGCAAAAGCTGACAGCGGCGACCACGCAGCTGGCCGGTGCAAGTAAAGAGCTGACATTTGCACAGCGGGCATCAGCACAGGCAGGCGGCCTGCTGAAAAACACCTGGGCTATGCTGGGCGGAACACTCGGCATTGGTTTGATGGCCGCCGCCGGTGCTGCCACTTATCTGTATTCACAATACAAAGAAGCGGAAGAACGGCAAAAGGCGTTTAATGCCGCTATTCAGAAAGGCGGGGCGGGGCTGAATAATTCGGTATACCAGCTGCGCACACTGGCCAATCAGCTCGGCGGAACAGCAGAAGCATACAAAACAGTGACGGCGGCAGCGACTGCCGGTTTTTCAGGCTCTATGCTGCGTGAAGTGTCTGAATTCGGCGTGCAGCTGGAAAAATCCGGCGGCAGCGCCGATCTCCTGATCACAAAGTTATCATCTATTAACGAGCAGCCGTTGCAGAGCCTGCGCCAGCTTATCAATGAAGGTCTGGTTTTTGACGAGGCCACTATAAACCGGATTGCGCTGCTTGAACGTCAGGGGGATGTTGAAGGGGCAAAAGAGCTGGCCAGAAAAAGCGCCCTGAATGCCACAAAGACACTGAATGAAGAACAGACCAGGGTCAATGCCATTCATGAGAAAGGCGTTAAGGATATTGAAGATCGCTATCGTTCACTGACCAGTTTCATGTCTGAATCCTCTTACGCCGCAGCACAGGTGCAGACCTCTGCTATGAATGCCATGATCCAGGAAAAACTGGTATGGCAGATTGGTGCAACAATAAAAGGGATGCAGCAGGAGCAGCAGCAAAAGGAGCAGATAAAAAACACGCGTGAGCAGTTAGATGCGCAGTTGCAGTTAAACTCGGCGTATAAAGCGGGTGCTGATAAGCATGCGGAAAAACTGAAACTGCAGAATGCCGCCCGTGAGCAGCTGAAATCCGGTCAGATGGATGCAAAGCAGTTTGAGCAGACAATGAAGGGGATCGACAGCCTTTACAGTTCGCTGGATAAGAAGGGACGCGGCGGCAGCGGTATTCCGGAGGGGCAGCGCCGTGCGCAGCAGCTGATGGAACAAACCGCCACACTCAGGGCACAGCTTGCTGAAAATGAAAAGCTGACCGCATCCGAAAGTAAGCTGATTGCATTTGAGCAGGAGCTGGTCGGCCTGGCAGGTAAAAAACTGAATGCCGCTCAGAAGAGTGTGATGGAAAACGCCGGGTCCATCCGTACCCAGTTACAGCTCAACGCCGGGCTTGAACGGGAAATTGCCCTGAAAGGGCTGCGTAAAAAGTTTGATGATCAGAACTTTGAAATAGCGCAGCGTACCCGGTCTATGCAGCAGGAGGCGGATAATCAGCGCCTGCAAATCATTATGCCGACAGCGGATTATAACCTAATGCTAGAAGAGCAGAGGATTGCGGATGACTTTCGTCAGCGCCGCTATCAGCTGGATAAAGAAATTTCGGATAAAACCTCTCAGTTATACAAAGATCAGACGGCCGTCCTGAATGCCGAACAGCAAAAGCAAACAGACATTGTCCGGCAGGCTGCAAAAGATAAATATAAAGCAGAAGGCGATTGGCAGTCAGGATTAAAGCGGGGCTGGCAGGATTTCAGTGACAGTAGCGCAAATGCGTTTGAAATGATGCGTAGCGCGTCAACCAATGCACTTAACAGCACATCATCTCTGTTTACAGATTTTCTTACCACTGGACGGGCAAGCTTCACTGACTTTACGAAATCCATTCTCACCGATATCACAAAAATGATTGTCCAGATGACCATTTTTAATGGTCTGAAAAATGGATTAAGTGGCACCTGGTTTGGTGATTTCATGGGAATGGGGGCTGTAGCTAATGCGACCGGCGGCGTGTATCACTCTTCAGGATTGAGCGCATACAGCAACAGCATTGTCAGCTCACCGACTGTGTTTCCGTTCGCCAAGGGCGGCGCACCCAATATAGGACTGATGGGCGAAGCCGGATCTGAGGCGATTATGCCGCTCAGGCGCGGGCCGGACGGTAACCTTGGTGTGCGTGCCTATGGTGGCAGTAGTGCCGGTGGTACGGCACCTGTGGTTAATATCCAAATCGACAGTGACGGAAATCAGCAGGTTCAGGCATCCGGTGGTCTTGAGCGGTTCGGCAGAGATATAGGGCAGTATGTCGACCAGCGGTACCGCGCACTGATGGACAGGGACACCCGTCCCGGAGGGGCTGTCTGGAATCTGGCTAAGGGGGGGAGATGATAGAAACATTCACCTGGAGTCCGCGCCTGAATCCGCAGGGCGATATTTCCTTCAGAACCCGTAAGGCGAAGTTTGGTGATGGTTATGAACAGGTTTGCGGGGACGGCATTAATCCCCGCAGTCAGAAATGGTCACTGAATTTTACCGGAACGGAAAGTTATATCCGGCCAATCCGGGATTTTATTGACCGGCACGGCGGTATCCGTGCTTTTCAGTGGACACCGCCACTGGAGAATACCGGATTGTATCGCTGCGATGATCCGAAACTCACCCCGCTCGGCGGTGACAACTATTCACTCTCTCTCACTTTTACCCAGGCATTTAAACCATGATCACAAACGATTACCAGAAGCTGGAACCGGGTAATGCCGTCCGGCTTTTTGAGGTTGACGGTACTGCGTTCGGTGCGCCGGATGTTTTGCGGTTCCATGCATACAATATCCAGCACACAGAGGCAGAGATTACTGCCGCTGGTGGTGATCCGGAAAAATTACCGGCGAAATCCATCTGGTGGCAGGGCGAAGAGTACCGTGCGTGGCCGGTGCTGATTGACGGGATTGAGGCATCCACCACCGGATCCGGCGCACAACCGAAGTTATCCGTGGCCAACCTTGATGGGTCAATCACTGCACTGTGTCTGGCCTACGATGACATGCTGAAAGCGAAAGTCACGATACACGATACTCTGGCTCACTATCTGGATGCGGCAAACTTTTCGGACGGTAACCCGTCAGCAGATCCGACCCAGGAAAAAGTCTCGGTCTTTTATATCGACAGTAAATCATCGGAAACTAACGAAGTTATCGAGTTTGAATTAGCCAGTCCGATGGATTTACAGGGGGTACTGATCCCGACGCGGCAACTGCATGCAATGTGTACCTGGTGCATCCGCGGCAAATATAAATCCGGTGACGGCTGTGATTATGCCGGACAGAACGGCTGGTTCGATAAACACGGAAATCCAGTTGACGACCCCGCGCAGGATCAGTGCAGCGGTATGCTGGGCAACGGCTGTACTTTGCGCTTTGGTCAAGATAACCCACTCCCGTTCGGCGGCTTTCCCGGAACATCATTACTGAGGAAATAGGGATGCAGAAAAATATTCAGGCGGCCATTTTTGCACATGCTGAACGTGAATATCCCCGCGAGTGCTGCGGGGTGGTCGCGCAGAAATCCCGTGTAGTGAAATATTTTCCCTGCCGCAATATCGCGGCCACACCGGAAGATCATTTCGTATTATCGCCGGAGGATTACGCGGCTGCGGAAGACTGGGGAACGGTGACCGGTATTGTTCACAGTCACCCTGACGCCACCACCCAGCCGTCAGAACTGGATAAAGCGCAGTGTGATGCCCTTGGCGTGCCGTGGTACATCGTCAGCTGGCCGGAAGGAGATCTGCGGACTGTTCAGCCGCGGGGTGATCAGCCATTACTCGGTCGGCCGTTTGTGCTTGGGTTTACTGACTGCTGGGGGCTGATTATGAGTTGGTTTCGGCAGGAGCGCGGCATCGAACTGCCGGATTACCGGGTCGACTATCCCTGGTGGGAGCAGGGCGAAAACCGTTACGCCGATAACTGGCGGGAAGCGGGATTTATTCAGGTTGATGATCCGCAGCCCAGCGATTTGATAGTGATGCAGGTACAGGCACCGGTCGCCAATCATGCCGGTATTCTGCTGGCTGATAATATGCTGCTGCATCATTTATACGGGCATTTGAGCCAGCGGGTGCCGTATGGCGGTTATTGGCGTGATCGCACAGTTATGGTACTGAGACACAAAATATTCATGACTGACTGATCCGTTATGGCTATTCTTATCAGTATATTCTGTTAATTGGTGAAATTATGAAGAAGATACTAACTGTTACTATTGCATTACTTTTATCTGGTTGTGTTGCGCGGCCAACAAATATTGAAGTACAAAATGCAGATTACGGTGAAAAACCCAGTAAAGAACTATATGAATCCAAAGTGAAGTCATATCAGGAAGGTCAATTAAAAGACCCTATGTCAGCAGTATATTCATTCAACGAGCCAAGGAAAGGTTGGTGTATATTCAATAGCAAAGTAAATTTTGGTTGGATTGTTGATTATACACTTAATGCCAAAAACGCATATGGTGGTTATGTAGGGGCGAAACCAGAGTTTACTATTATACAAAATAATACTGCATGGCACATGCCATATTATTTAAAAGATAATTGTGGTTACCAGTAATATTTAATAACCCGCTCCGGCGGGTTTTTTTATGGGGTAAATATGTCACAGGAAATAATGGCAAAAATTGAACTTGGTGGTGTGCTGGGTAAAACCTTTGGTAAAACGCATCAGCGGCTTGTCTGTACCACGTCAGAAGCCGTCCGTGCATTGTGCTGCACTGTTCCAGGCTTTGAGCGGTTCCTGAATACCAGTAAATCACGAGGCTTAACTTACGCGGTATTTCGCGGGGAAAAGAATATCGTGGTGGATGACCTGGGTTTTCCGGTAACTGACGATGTCATCCGGATTGTGCCTGTGGTGATCGGCAGCAAAAGCGGCGGGTTGCTGCAGGTTATTTTTGGCGCGGTGCTGGTGGCTGCCGCCTTTATTTCTGGTGGTACATCACTGGCTGCATGGGGGGCTCTGGAGACAGGGTTAGCAATGACCGGTGCATCCATGATATTGGGTGGTGTTATTCAGATGCTGTCCCCGCAGCCAAACGGTATAGCCATGAAAGACCAGGGCGAAAATAAACCATCCTATGCGTTCGGTGCGCCGACGAACACCGTTTCTCAGGGCTATCCGGTACCGATCGGTTATGGTAAGCGCCGCATCGGTGGCGCGGTTATCTCAGCTGGAATTTACGTCGAAGATCAGCAGTAACTTTCCCTTCAGTTATTCAGCAGGAAATCCACAATGACACAAATCACAGGCCACAAAGGCGGCGGCAGCCCGCGCACGCCCGTCGAACAGCCGGACGACTTACAGTCTGTTGCCAAAGCCAAATTGCTGATCGCCCTAGGTGAAGGGGAATTTGCCGGTGAACTGACCGGGAAGAATATCTTTCTGGATGGTACGCCGCTGCTGAACGCTGACGGGTCGGAAAACTTTCCCGGTGTGGTGTGGGAATACCGCCCCGGTACCCAGGCGCAAACCTATATTCAGGGGATGCCTGCGGCGGAGAATGAAATCACGCTTGGTACCACTGTGCAGAGCAGCACACCGTGGGCGCATGCGTTTACTAACCCGCAGTTGTCTGCGGTCCGCGTACGCCTGAAATGGCCGTCCCTGTTCCGCCAGGAGGATAACGGGGATATGGTCGGTAACGAGGTGAAATACGCCATTGATTTGCAGACTGACGGCGGCAGCTGGAAAACCGTTGTGGACGGCCGGGTTAAGGGGAAAACTACCTCAGGTTATGAGCGCACCCATCGTATTGATCTTCCTCAATCGGCCACATCGTGGACACTGCGGGTGCAGAAAATCACTGAAGATGCCAACAGTGCCAAAATCGGTGACACCCTGGTGCTGCAGAGTTACACCGAGGTGATTGATGCCAAACTGAGGTATCCGCATACCGCGCTGTTGTATATCGAGTTTGACTCAAAACAGTTTAACGGCTCTATCCCGCAGGTCACCTGTGAGCCGAAGATGCGTATTATCCGTGTACCGTCAAACTATGATCCGGAAAACCGGACATATTCCGGCACCTGGGACGGTTCGTTTAAATGGGCGTGGACTAATAACCCTGCCTGGATATTTTACGATATCGTGGTTTCCGATCGCTTCGGCCTCGGCGACCGCATCAAAATGCAGAATATCGATAAATGGGAACTGTACCGCGTTGCGCAGTATTGTGATCAGCCGGTACCGGACGGTAAGGGCGGCAGCGGTACTGAGCCACGCTATATCTGTGATGTGTATGTCCAGGATCGTAATGAAGCCTATACGGTGCTGCGTGACTTTGCGGCTATCTTCCGGGGCATGACCTACTGGGGCGGAAACCAGATTATCACCCTGGCGGATATGCCGCGTGACATTGATTACAGCTACACCAAAGCCAACGTGCTGGATGGACGTTTCACCTATTCCGGCAGCAGCAGTAAGGCCCGTTATTCTTCCGCGCTGGTGTCGTACTCGGATCCGCTGAACGGCTATGCCGATGCCATGGAGCCGGTATTTGAAAATGAGCTGGTTTACCGGTTCGGCTTTAATCAGTTGGAAATGACGGCTATCGGCTGCACCCGGCAATCTGAGGCCAACCGCAAAGGCCGCTGGGGGATACTCACGAACAATAAAGACCGGGTGGTGACATTCGGTGTGGGGCTTGACGGCAACATTCCGCAGCCGGGCTACATTATTGCGGTGGCGGATGAAAACCTGTCCGGGAAAGTCACCGGCGGCCGCGTCAGGGCTGTGAATGGCCGGAGTATCACCCTCGACCGCAAACCGGATGCCGCTCTGGGCGACCGGCTGATGCTGAACCTGCCGTCCGGTAAATCACAGGCCCGTACCATTCAGATGGTCACAGATAACGTGATCACTGTTACCACGGAATACAGCGAAACGCCGGAACCGGAATGTGTCTGGGTAACGGAATCAGATGAGCTGTACGCCCAGCAGTACCGGGTGGTGAGCGTGACTGAGAATGATGACGGCACGTTCATGATATCGGCGGCCATGCATGACCCGGATAAATACGACCGGATAGACACAGGCGCGGTACTTGATGAGCGTCCAATCAGCGTTATTCCGCCCGGCAACCAGTTTCCGCCGAAAGATATCACCATCAGCTCCTATTCTGTCGTTAACCAGGGGATCAGCATTGAAACCATGCAGGTTACCTGGTCACCGGCGGAGAACGCGATTGCTTATGAGGCACAGTGGCGGCGTGACGATGGCAACTGGATCAACGTGCCGCGCAATGCCACCACCTCATTTGACGTGCCCGGAGTCTATTCCGGACGCTATCTGGTGCGGGTCAGGGCGATTAATGCAGCGGAACTCTCCAGTGGCTGGGGGTATTCAGAGGAAACCCGGCTGACCGGCAAGGTGGGTGATCCGCCGATGCCGCTGAACTTCCGGGCGTCCACGCTGGTATTCGGGATCAAACTGAATTGGGAGTTCGGGAAATTCACGGAAGATACCCTGAAAACTGAAATTCAGTACAGCAAAACCAATGACGGGCAGAACCTGTTGCTGCTGGCTGATGTGCCGTACCCGTCCCGCTCTCATGAACTGGCCGGTCTGGCCGCCGGTACCGCATTTTATTTCCGCGCCCGCCTGGTGGATAAAACCGGTAACCAGTCCCCCTGGACTGAGTTTGTGCGCGGTGTGGCCGAGTTCGATGCATCGACCATTATTGATGAAGTGGCCGCCGGACTGAGTGACTCACAAATTATCAAAGACCTGCAGTCGCAGGCGGATGATAATTTTGAGGCCATTATCAACAACGCCAACAATGCTTACGGTCAGTGGAATTACTGGCAGCGTGAAACCGGTGTGATGAAAGCAGAAATCATCGAAGTCCGCAACTACACGGTCACGGAAACGAAGGCACTTGCGGAGAAACTGGATGCAGTTAAGGTGACTGCAGACGACAGTTTCGCCATGGCACAAAACTCTATCCGCGCGCAGTGGGACATGGCCGCCGGCGAAGCGTCAGTGGTTCACGATATGAAAGTCCGCATCCGTTACGACGGCGAGGACTATTCCGCCGGTATGGTTATCGGGGCCGAACTGAAAGGCGGTCAGGTAAACACACTTATCGGGTTCAGCGCCCAGCAGTTCGCATTTTATAACCCGGTCAATAAATCCATGGATCTGTTTATGTACATGGAGGGCGGGCAGATCTTCATGCGCGAGGCATTTATCAACCAGGCCTGGCTTAATGAAGTTGTCGTTACTGACAAAATGCAGTCGGAGAACTATGTCCCGGGGAAAACCGGTTTTCTGATAGACGCGAAGGGCGGCAATGCTGAATTTAACAGTGCGACATTTCGCGGAACTCTGGATGTTCGCAGCGCGGCATCAGGTGGCCGGATGGAAATTAATAATGCAAAGATAGATGTTTTTGATGAAAACAATGTGTTGCGGGTCAGGATCGGGAGGTTGTCTTGAGTCGATACGGTATTTATGTTCAGCCTGAGACAGGTTCAAAGCCTTTTTACCTGGATGATGAGCAGTGTCAGCCACTGGCAAAACTGGGGCAGTTTAAATTTTACTTCCCCTATGAATCCGCAAAATTAAACAGAGTGGAGCCGGAGGGGGTCTGGGAATACATCCGTGACCGCAAAGCATGGCGTGCTGTGGTTCCCGGTATGTCCGACTACAATTGCTTTATTGTGGTGAAAAAGGGGGCTCACGCCGCCGGAACTTACGGCCTGACCGGAGTTATTCAGTTATGGACAGACAAACTATGGCTGGAAGAACCATACATATATGTTTATGCAGAATGCGGTGATTACTCTGCCTGGGGGGATGATCCTTACGGTAAATTTTTTGTGTACGATGTATATGGTACCCCAAAACCGAAATCTGCTGCGGGTAAATATGGCATTCAGCTTCGTGGCATGAATGGTGTCACAACGCTGACAGACTTTTCCAAGCTTGGTTACTGCGTGTGGGCCGGTACGGTTTACAGCGATGGTAAAAAGGGAAGCGGCGCTAAAATACCCGGATATGACATCAGCAACGAAAGTCGCTATACAATTTATGTCAGGCCAAAATCTCAGGCATGTACGATGCTGAGGCGCGGCAATTCAATATGGACTGATGTTCCCGCATATCTGAATGTACTGTTATTCGATCACAATCCTGATTTATCCGTGTTGCCAAAATACGGGATTCAAATCTGTAACCAGAATGGAAAGACAACCTATACCAGCAAATATTGCCCGCTGATGGGAGGGCAGCTGTTATCTGCAATGTCTGGTAATTCCAAATACAAGACTCCCTATTTTAATCTGGCAAACTACGGCACGTTCGTCTCTTCCATCAAGAATAAAAACTACGACCTGGCAGCGCTTGGCCTGTATGTCAGCGGTAATTATTACGATGTCCGGTTTCTGGCAACAGTGGATTCCGGCTGGATGGGGGACATGTGGACAAATAACGGTAACGTGCAGGGAATTTATAACACCCACTGTATCGACGGTGATTTATATTTATAACCGACGTATAGCTCAATCAAAATAACCGCTCCGGCGGTTTTTTTTCGTCTGAAATTTAAGGAAACCCCATGATTTACACCGACGGCATCATAGCCATTAAAGCCGGTTCACCGATTGTGATCGGCACCGGCACACAGTGGAAAAAGAACATTCACGGCGTGGCACCCGGCCAGCTTATCAGCATCGAGAACGGCACAGCACCGGTCAGCATGATGATCCGTGCGGTAAACAGTGATACCGAGCTGGTGTTGTCATTCAATGCCCCGGTAACGCTCAGCGGGGCGAAATACTCTATCGCCACCACGGTACCGGACACCATTTCAGATGCGGCACGCACTATGTCAGCGAACCAGGGCTATATCGTGTATTTTCTACAGGCAATGCAGCAGTGGATGACAGACACCGGCCAGGTGGAAATTGAGCTGCCGAACGGCCAGAAGGTGACACTGGAGGATGTAAAAGGGCAGGCTTCACGGGAATGGGTTAACAATATGCTCCTGACAAGCGGGGAGCTGACACAGATTCAGTCACCGGCCAAAACGAGAGGGATTTATGTTAATGATAACGGGGATATCGGCGGAAACCTCGGTCCTCATCAGAACTGGAAGGTAGACGGGAATGCAAAAGCCCATTTCCGGGAATTAGAAGTAAAAAGTCCGGGGGATTACACCGGTATTAATCTGGTAAAAGGTGATGGCCGATATGTACTGATAGAAACCAATCCGCATGCCGGTAGTGTATCGATGCTGACGTTTGCATACAGAAATGCATCAGGAGAAAACCAGCACGTTATTACTATACCGTATGACTCAGGTGCGCTGGCCACGCAGACATATGTGAAATACAGTACAGGTTTTGGTATCGGTTCTGAGGCAGGTGGTAAAGGAATTACAGATTTTAATAGTTTCGTTACGCCAACCGGTCAGTACTGGTACGGAAATTCCTCCTCAAATATTCCCCGGACTGTTGTGGGATTTGGTACCGCACTGGTTACACGGTATTCCAATAATATTTCGCATCATCTGATTATTCCGAACTATGGCGGAGGGAGTTATCTCGCTATCAGACGTAACAATGGCGGGGCGATAGAGGATGTCGTTGCCCTGACATCCAATATGTATATCGTAGACGGCAGCGGATATTATAAAAAATCGTCGCCAATCGTCCAGATTTACCCTGATGGACATTACGAGACCAACGATGAATCTGAAGGGGCAGAGGTTTTCTGTACCGGCACCGGCCAATATCATATCACCGGTATACTCGGTTATAACTCAGATGGTGCCTGGGGCGTAAACGGTGGTATATCAGTACCGAAAGACAATAACGGCCTTGAGTTGGTTTATGTCGATGACCGCGTACAGGAAGACGGCAGTCTGATTATTGAAACCTGTCACCGTCAGCATGCGCATTTACCGGAACGTTTCCAGAACTGGCGGCTGAAAGACATCACCCCGGAAGGTGAGCGTATTTTCTACCAGGACGGTGAACCGTGTGACCTGCCGGAATCCACCCGCCTCGATGTGCGTGTGGAAATGCCACAGGGCTCTGTATGGAATGTGAAGCAGCGTGAATTGGCTGAACAGATGGAACGTGAGCAGGCAGAGCGTGAAGCGTAGGAAGCAGCAGAGCAGGCCGGAGACTCAGAGGAGTAAAACAAAGCTGTGCTGGGGGATGTATGGCGCGGCAATCTTTGCATGTATTAGATCGGTACAATGAGTAGCGGGATGCAGCATAGTCACTATCGCTGTTAATAAAAACATGTTTTAAAAAACAGTATTGACCTAAAATCTCAAATCAGTAAATTAGTAATCAACAGCACAATGAAAGTAGTTAGTAAGTTAGTGAATGGAAAGAAGTACTGGGTTAAGCCATTTTGCTTTATAGGCCACGAAGTTTGTTTTTTGGGATGTAGTTCGCTTTCAGGCCGCGTAGTGATTGTGCTGGTTCGCAAAATGGTACTGTTAGCGCGACGATGTAATGCCTTGTTTTTAGTTGATGCTGATGGTTTCGTTTTTTGATAGTAACCGTATCAGCAACGGGCAACGCATCAAAGAGTATATGTCGCGATGGGTGATGTGCTTGTTTTAGTTGCCACGCTTAGGTTTTGAAAGCGCAGGCAGTGTATAACAGAATAAATAGAGGGAGGCTTTTTAGTATTAATGCCCAATATTATCTGGAGTGAACGGGTACATTTGAAAGTAGTATAAATAGCTGTATCACTTTATTAAGTCTATTAATGTTAAATCTGAAGTCTGTAGTACCTTAAAAGCCCTGGCTATAATGGTCAGGGCTTTTAAGATTACTAACTCCGTTGAATTGTAAATTTTCCCAACAGATTACTGACAAAATTAATCTTGCTTATCAACTCATATGAGTCCAATATGTGTCATCGGTTTGGTATACAGACCTTATGAAAGCAGTTTTAGTAAAGCAGCCCTCATTTCAAGCGTTATCCTTAGATACTCTTCTGCATGAGCCTCCTCCTAAGTGCCCAATAAGTCCTTATCTGCAAGCAGGCCATATTCGCCACAACGTGTGGCTCAAGAAAATTAAAGGAAGTATCT